AGAACTTAACGGAGGAGGAATATTTTGATAAGATGGAGGATCTTTCGATAGAGTATTATCAGAAAGGTTTTCCAAGACCACAGGATATAGAAACAAAAATGTAAGAGATTATTATGGCAGTACGTTCAAGAGTTGGATTAAGTGGTGGAGATTTTGTAGAGGGAAAACCGAAGAAATCTCGTCAAGGGAATGGTAAGCACACGAAGTATGCCGCGACTTCTCGCAATAAAAAGAGTAAGATGTATCGTGGACAAGGACGGGGATAATGGCACGTTGGATACATAAAAAAGGTAAATCAAAACCCGATAAACGTTGTAAAAATGTTTTGACTCCTAAAAAATGTTCCAAACCTAAGAAGAAAAAATGAGTTGGGTGAATTTATAAAGGGCGTCTGGGTATCGATTTAACCGATACCTGGACGTATTTTTCATTTTAAGAACTATATAATAAAAATAAATATAATAAATTAGGAGTAACGTGATGACAATTGATAGAAGTGTGAAATATATGGAAGAAATGTGGGGAACAACAAGTTTGACCACAGATTATTGGTCATTACCAAAAGAAACAAATGATCCAAAAGAAAGAGTGATCCAAGAAATTATGCACGATGATTTAAAGCAAGGGCAAAAAAATCTTCAGGAATAGTATAAATAAAATTAAGAAAACTCTTTAACAATGGCAATTCAGAGGATATCACGGACATTTAAAGATATTAGTTTGTCTTTTGATCCTCATCCGATAACAAAAGACCTTTCCATTTTAAAAAATGAAAGTGCAATTCGACGTTCTGTAAGAAATATTGTTCAAACAATACCTACAGAAAAATTTTTTAATTCAATATTTGGTTCTGATGTAAGAGGAAGTTTATTTGAATTTATTGATTTTGGTACAGCTTCTGTAATTAGTGATCAAATTATGATATCCATTAATAATTTCGAACCGAGAGTTGATAATTTACAAGTTGAGGTTCTACCAAGACCAGATCGTAATGCATTTGATGTCACTGTAATATTTGATATTATTGGGCAAGAGTTTCCAACACAAGAATATTCATTCCTTTTAGAGGCAACAAGATAATATGCCTTTTACAAAATTTACCAATTTAGATTTCGATCAAATAAAAGAATCTATTAAAGATTATCTACGTGCAAATTCAGATTTCACGGGATTTGACTTTGAGGGTTCTAATTTCTCAGTATTGATTGATACTTTAGCATATAATACTTACATAACAGCATTCAACTCAAATATGGTTGTGAATGAGTCTTTTCTAGACTCTGCAACACTCCGTGAGAACGTTGTTTCTCTTGCAAGGAACATTGGGTATGTTCCCAAGTCAAGAAGTGCTGCAAAGGCATATGTGACCTTTACAACGACTGTAAACGGATCTTCATCACCAACATTGACATTAAAGAAAGGATTAGTTTGTGTTGGAAGTGCAAACGATACTTCATATACTTTTTCAATATTAGAAGATATACAAAGATCAGCTGATCAAGGAGTTGCAACATTTGATAATATAAAGATTTCTGAAGGAATATTTCTTACTAAACAATTCTCAGTTGATTCATCTTTAGATCAAAAATTTATTCTCAACAATTCATTCATTGATACTTCAACAATAAAAGTTTATGTAAAGAATGAATCGGATCCTGGTTTGGGGCAAGAATATAACTTAATTAATAATATCACCAATATTACTGGATCTTCATATGTTTATTTGATTCAAGAAATTCAAGATGAAAAATATGAACTTTTGTTTGGTGATGGTTTAATTGGGAAAAAATTAGAAACTGGAGAAATAATTACTGTAAACTATCTTGTTACCAGTGGAAAGGATGGTAATGGATCCAGTAGGTTCTCATTTTCTGGAAATATAGTTGATAGTAATGGAAATTCAGTTTCTCCAGAACCCTTTTCGGTTAACACGAATCAATCATCTCAAAATGGTGGAGACATTGAATCTATAGATTCTGTTAAATATTTTGCTCCAAGAATATATTCTGCACAAAATAGAGCAGTTACTGGAAGAGATTATGAATCAATTGTTAAAACAATATATCCAGATGCCGAATCTGTATCTGTTGTTGGTGGTGAAGAATTAGATCCTCCAAAGTTTGGAACCGTTGAAATTTCAATCAAACCCAAAAATGGATTTTTAGTATCTGAGTTCAATAAATCTAGGATTTTATCTCAAATTAAACAATATTCAATATCTGGGATCAATCAGAAAATTGTAGATCTTAAACTCTTGTATGTTGAGATTGAATCATTTATTTATTATAATGATTCAATGGTGTCAACACCAGAAAATTTAAAATCTAAAATAATTAATTCAATTACAGGTTATTCCAAATCAACTAATATGAATAAATTTGGAGGAAGATTTAGATATAGTCAAGTTTTAAAAACTATTGATAATACTGATACTTCTATTACGTCTAATATTACTAGAGTAACAGTACGAAGAAATTTATTTACATTATTAAATCAATTTGCACAGTATGAATTATGTTTTGGAAATCAGTTTCATGTTTCTGAAGAAGGGAAAAATATTAAATCCACTGGATTTAATATATCTGGAGAAAGTGATATTGTTTATTTGACTGATATACCAAATGCTGATAAAAAGACTGGTATTCTTTCAATTATCAAGAATTTACCGGATGGTACTATAAGGGTTGTTGCTAAGTCTGCAGGAACTGTTGATTACATAAAAGGTGAAATTAGTTTAGGGACAATAAATATTGTGTCAACTGTGAAACCAAATAACGTTATAGAAATACAGGCATTTCCAGAATCAAATGATGTTGTTGGATTAAGATCTCTCTATCTTAATTTTGACATTTCAAAAAGTAAAATAAATATGATTAAGGATGTCATTTCATCTGGTGATGAAATATCAGGAACAGTCTTTAATAGAGATTTTTATACATCAAGTTATTCAAACGGAAGTTTAATCAGAAAATAATATGATACAAACTGGAATTGAATCTAGAGTTAAGATTCAGGATATAATTTCTAATCAATTGCCGGAATATGTTTTAGGAGAAAGTCCTAAAACAATAGATTTTTTAAAGCAATATTATATTTCTCAGGAATATCAAGGAGGTCCTGTTGACATTGCCGAAAATCTTGATCAATATTTAAAAGTAGATAACTTAACCCCAGAAGTAGTTGTAGGATTCACAACTCTATCTTCTGGTATCAGTACTGATAGTACCATAATTAGTGTCCCCAATACAAAGGGATTTCCTAAAGAATATGGATTGTTAAAAATTGATGATGAAATTATAACATACACTGGACTCACTACAAATACTTTTATTGGATGTATTCGTGGTTTTAGTGGAATCACTAGTTATCATCAAGATTTAAATGCGGAAGAATTAATATTTTCAGATACAACTGCCGATTCACATGTTTCAAGTACTACAGTACATAATTTAAGTTCTTTATTTTTAAAAGAATTTTATAAAAAATTAAAATCTTCATATACTCCAGGATTTGAAGATAAAACCTTTGACTCTAGAGTAAATGCTGGAAATTTTATAAAATCATCAAGATCTTTTTATGAATCAAAAGGAACTAATGATTCTTTTAAAATATTATTTAATGTATTGTATGGAGAAACTCCAAAAATAATTAATCTTGAAGAATATCTGATAAAACCATCAGATGCAGATTTTATTAGAAAAGAAATATGTGTTGCCGAAGCTATTAGTGGAGATATTACAAAAATAGTAGGACAGACATTAACCAAATCAACAGATCCTGGGACATATGCTTCAATATCTTCAGTTGAAATTTTTACAAGAGAACAAAAACAATATTTTAAAATAGGATTATTTGTTGGATATGGTGATAATAGCAATGTTCAGGGCAATTTTATAATTACTCCTAATTCAAAAGTTTTAGAGAATGTTAGTATTGGTGCTAATGTAATATCTGTAGATTCTACAATTGGATTTGGTCAGACAGGAACAATATATTCTGGAAATAATACTATTACATATTCTGATAAAAGTATTAATCAGTTTTTAGGATGCTCTGGAGTTACTGGAATTATTACTGCTACAGATAATATTTTTTCAGATGATACTTATTTTTCTTATGAAAATGGGGATACAACAAAAAAAGTTGTTCTCAAATTGAGTGGAATTCTTTCAGATTTCATTCAAAAATCTGATTCAATTTCTGTTGATGAAGGCCAAGTCTTAACAATTAAGAGTATTGGAACCTTAATCAAAAATCCAGAACAAAATAAAACATATAGAGAAATTTTTGCAAATTCTTGGATTTACAATACTAGTCCTTCAATAAAAATTGACAGTTTTATTGGCGGTTCGTCTCCATCTGGTGTCATATTACAAACTTCTGTAGATAGATCTCAACTGAAAAAGGGTGATCGAGTAGAATTTATAGATGAAGCAACAAATAATATAATATATCCTACAACTACTACAGACATTCCATATGTAAATTCGGATATTACATCCAATTCAGTTTATATATCAAATTTAAATTCCTTTCCTTCGAATGTAGGTTCATCTATAAAATTAAGAAGAAAAATTAATAAGGCAAATAGTTCTACCGTTAATTTTAAGTATCAAAATAATAGCATTATTTCTGATATTCAGAACATGTATGTTGATGATGATAATTTCGCATACATAGCATCCAATTCACTTCCATCCTGGGGAAATGGGGTTACAAATTCTTATTCATATCAGATAACAAAACAAATTAACTCAGAATCAATTTCATCTTCCTCTGGAAACCTTATTGATTTTGATGAAGAAACTGGACTATACTCTACTATTTTATTTGACAATTCTGTTCCATTTATAAGTGGAGAAAGAATTCAATATGAATCGTCTGGTGAACCTTTGACGGGATTGAAAGAAGGTTCATATTATGTTAAAGTTTTATCCGATACGAAACAGATAAAACTTTATACTTCTTCTTCTTTTTTATATTCTGATACATATGCGGTCCAATTTAAATCACCTACCCCAACATTA